AAGTCTAAGTAAGGATTCCCATTGCTATCAGTCAAAGAAATTGACGCGAAGTTATCGCGCCTACGCTCACGCTCTGCAGCGCGAGATCAACGTATGCGTGATGTACTCTCAGTGCGTCAAGGAGATATCTCCAAGGTATTTCCTTCAATGTTTTCAGAGGACTATCCAAAGCCTCTGGTTGCAAACTTTATTGACGTAGCAGCACGCGACTTAGCAGAAGCAATGGCACCACTGCCATCCTTTAACTGCTCAGCAACTAATATGGTTTCAGATGCTGCTCGCAAGGCAGCAGATACTAGAACTCGTATTGCTAACTTTTATGTTTCAAACTCTGATCTACAGCTACAGATGTATACCGCAGCAGACTGGTATAACACCTATGGTATGTGTATCGGTATGGTTGAGATGGATTACGATGATAACAACCCACGTATCCGTATGCTCAATCCATTTGGAACTTACCCAGAGTTAGATCGCTATGGGCGCACTTTATCTTTGACTCAGGTTATTATCAGCGATGCTGAAACGCTAGCTGCCCAGTATCCAGAGTTCTACGAACAAATCCTTGGTAGAAACAACTATCAACTAGGTTCTCCTTATGTGTCAATGGTTAAATACCACGACAAAGATCAAGACTTGCTTTACTTACCAGAACGAAAGAGCCTAGTACTATCACGTACTCCTAACATTCTTGGTAAGTCTATGGCACGTACCGTGATGCGCTCATCTTTAGATGGCGAAGCACGCGGTCAATTCGATGATGTGCTCTCCGTTCAGCTCGCTCGTGCTCGCTTTGCAATCCTTCAGATCCAAGCAGCAGAAAAATCTATCCAAGCACCTATTGCTATTCCACAAGATGTTCAGGAACTTGCCCTCGGCCCTGATGCCATTATGCGTTCTGCTAATCCGCAAGGCATCCGTCGTGTTCCACTAGAACTTCCCGCTGGAGTATTTACTGAATCCGGTGTATTAGAACGTGAACTTCGTATGGGTGCTAGATACCCTGAGTCTCGTTCAGGCAATATGGACGCATCTGTTATTACAGGTCGCGGAGTTCAAGCACTACAAGCTGGTTTTGATACACAGATCAAGGCAGCACAAGCACAGTTTGCTAGATTGTTTACCGAACTTGCCTCACTTTGCTTTGAAGCAGATGAGAAAATCTTTGGTGGAATCCCTAAAACTATTAAGGGAACCGATGACGGTACACCTTATGTACTTAAATACAGTCCATCTCGTGACATTAAAGGCGAGTACGGCGTAGATGTGCGTTACGGAATTATGTCCGGTATGGACCCTAACCGTGCAATCATTGCTTTACTACAAATGCGTTCAGACAAACTTGTATCTCGTGACTATGTACGTCGTGAAATCCCTATGGATCTAAATGTTACTCAGGAGGAACAACGTGTTGATATTGAAGAAATGCGTGACTCTTTGCGTGTTGCTGTTGCACAGTATGCTCAGGCGATTCCGGCTCTCGCGGCGCAGGGGCAAGACCCTTCCGAGATTATCAGCCGTATCGCAACTGTTATCCAAGGTCGGCAAAAGGGCCAAGCACTAGAGAACATTATCGAAAAAGCATTTATGCCAGCACCAGCACCAGAACCAATGATGCCACCACAAATGCCAGGTATGCCTGGCGCTGAACAGTTTCCAGCAGCAGGTGCGGCCACCGCTTCTGCCTCGCAGCAACCTCCAACTCAACAAGCTGGTATGGCCCCTGCTGCTGGTCAAAAACCCGATATAGCCCAACTACTAGCTGGTATTACCGGCGCAGCATAATAAGAGGAGGTGTAATATGAACAAAGGATCACGTGCAGCAGCACCTATGTCAATGCCAGTTGAAGGCAAGAAAGATACCTCTAAGCCAGCAGGACCAGGCAAGGTAGTACCATCAATGATGCCAGCAGGACGCAAAGGCAACGCAGTCAAAAAAGGATAAATTTTTAACAGGAGGTGTACTGGGTGAGCAACGATAAGATTCCTCGCCCAGTGCGCCTTTCTGATTTTATAGTAATACTTACAGGTTTTATTCACAACATAGCACAAACATTTGAAGCTATGACAGGTGAACTAATGGAACTATCCATTTACCATTCTAACCAAAAGATGGAAACTATTCGCGCTTGGGAAGATATGTCCGCAGATTTAGAAAAGTTAGGAGAAGAAACAGATGGCTGAACCAATGAATCCATTAGCCGGAGTTTCAGGTCCTGGCAAATACGCAGTTCGCACAGATAATCTACAGATGGGTTCTACTGCATACGGAGAAGGCGTAGAGACTGCCGCAATTAAATCAGGTTCGCCTCTTTCAAGAACTCCAGATCAACGCCCAATGCCAGCCGCTGAAGTACGCGAAGCTGCTATGGGTCCAGTAACAGGTTTATATGATCCATCTTCACGCCCAGGCGAAGCAGTAACTTCTGGTATTGATATGGGAGCAGGTGCAGGTGTTTCATCTTTAATGATGAGCAAGAGCATAGTTAAACTTTCAGATACTTTGGCACAAATGCTTCCCTTTGATACTACTGGCGAGATTGCAGTCCTATACCAAGAAGCACTATCGCGTGGTAACTAATGGCTGATAATCTAAAAATAGCCGCATACGCCGCTGGTTTAACACCAGCTCAAAAGCGTGAGATTGATATTCTTTCCAAGAAGGTAAGTAAAGATAAAGAACTTAGTAGTCTTCCAAATGATATAGCGCAAAAGTCTTTTGACAAAATGCCAATAGATCAACAAGAAGATATGATTAAAACCTTTGGTGAAAAAGATGTTGTTGAGAAACCAAAAACAGGTTGGCGATCAGCAGCTTTTAAGTATAACCCTTTAACCTTAGCATTTAAGGGTTTAGTCGAAGTTGCTGATGCAACTACTCGTACCTATCGTGCTCTTGCTATACCACTATCACAAGGTGAACTTGGCTTTGCTTGGGATAAAGCAAACGATAAAGGTGACAAGGTATTTAACGAAGGCCGTATTGACAAGGCTAGAAGCCTCTATGGTCAAGATGCAGTAGATATTGCTATGCGTATTAAGTCTGGTGAAAGTTTTGCCGATATTGCAGCAAGTGCTACGCCTGAACAAATGAAATACATTGCCCTTGCTGACCCAACAAATAAAACTATTGCTGGTATACAAAACGTAGAAAAAGAACGAGCATTATTTAACGAAACTCTTGGAGTTGTAGATAAAGCTAAGTTCTCACCAGGCCGTCAGATTGCTAATCTTATTTTGCCTGAAGCACTTGAGAAGAACAAGCTAGCCTATTCTCTTACCTCAGGTACAATAGACACATTATTTAGATTCTTTGTAGATCCACTTGTTGTATCTTCTAAGATTCGTTCACTTTATGTAGTAAGCAAGTATTCACTCGAAGCAGTTACAGGTGGTAAGAAAGTTGCTGAAACTTTCGCCAACCCAAACGTATCATCATTCTGGGATACCTACGGCGCAGCCCTTGATCGTTACACTAAGGCACAAGCTCGTTCTCCTAAAGAAGCACGAGCTGCTAAACGTGAACTTGAAATCCTTGCTCCTGAGTATGGCATAGAAGTTATCCGTTCTTTTCAAAGAAACCAAATTACTAACGCCGCTTCAGCACGAGCATTTTTTGAAAACACAGAAGAAGCAGTAGCGGTACTAGCAGGATCTGTCGGGCGCAAACGAATTATCATTCCACGTCTTGATGCAGCACGTAAGACACGTGTCAAACTTATGACCGAAGCAGATAAAGTAATTAACATAGATAGAAGCGCTCCTAGTTTTATTAACAGTATGTTTGGAGGACTACCAACAACAGATGGTGTCTATAAGGCACTCATTGATGGACAAGAACAGATTGTCAATATCGTCAAAGGTTCTGGAACTAAGTCAACACTGCGATTTTCTGGAGAATCACTTGGTCTTCGCTTAGATAAATTCAAGGCTAGGTTTACTATAGCTCCTATGTTTAGAGATGACAGATTTGATGTAAACGCAAAAGATGCTTCGCTACAAATCTTTCGTCTAGCACGAGTTGTATTTACTAAAGAAGATGCCAAGATGATTGCTGAAACATTTGAGGCTATTACAGATGTTGGTAAGCGTAAAGAAATGTTTGCTGGACTATGGGGAAACATTGCCGAGATTCGTGGACTAAACCTCACAGAAGCAGGCCAAAAACTTAATTCTATTGCTATAGGAAAAACTGGTAAAAGGTTTGGTCTTGATGAAACTGGTGATTCAGCTATCGGAGCAATTAGATCTGACTTTGATACAACTATGGCAGCGCCTAGTATTGTAGATATTGACCGCGCAGCATTTCGTTCTGGCTTTATTAACAAAGCATTAGGCACTGCCAACAAAGAATGGGTTGATAAGATGACCGGATATTGGTCATTCTTAACGCTTGCTGGTCCACGTTATGTTATTCGTAACGCTACAGAAGATCTTATAGTCCATATTGCTATTGGTCATTCACCTTGGGGTCTAGTAAAGGGTCGTTACCTTTCAACACGTATCAATACAGCCTTTGAAGGAGCGCGAAAGTCAGGTAATTTTACAGTAAGCCCACTAGGTAGTGTAATGCGCTACCTTAATAAAAAAGAATCAGTTAAATACCAAGCTCAGATTGCTAAAATTGATACAGAAATCTTAGAAGCACGCAAGTTAATGGCTGTAAAGACCAAAGAACTTGGTGCAGCAGTGGATGAAGTTGACAAAATCCGCATCAGAGGTGAGATTGATGGGCTAAAAGCCACATCTTCTCGCAATATCGTAGAAGAAACACGCCGTATTATGGCTACTGCCTTTACATCTGGACGAGTAAATCGTTACAGAGAGTATATTGGTCGTGGACCAATGTTTGAAGACGAAGCAGAGATACTTGCAGAGCATTTAATCTATGGCAATCTTGATAACTCGGTATCTTTAGTTACCGAAAGTGCTATGAACTTTGCTACATCAGGTGCTGACTATATTACAAGCTCCATAGCATTTGCTAAATCAAACGGTGTTCGTAATGAAAAACTTATTATTGAAGATCCTAGGGCTAAAAAGTATGCAAAGTCAAGAAACTTTACAAAAATTCCTATTGGCCCTGAGAATGAAAAGTCAATGCTTAGTTGGCTTCAACGTATCAGCTACTATGCCAATGATGAAGTAGGGGCTATCGCTGTAGCAAACCTTGACAATAAGGGTGTTGCTATCCGTGAACTTATTGACTATATGGATAACAACCCAGAGTTTCGCAAGTTAGCACAACTCGAAGCGCGTGGAAAAACAGATGCTGAGCACGCTGAAATCATTTATATACGAGCACGTGAAATCTTTGAAACAAAAAGAATAGACAAAGATGGACTTAAAGAGATTAACTTAGAACTTCTTAATAAGATTCGATTCAAAAACAAACAGACCGGTAAAATGACCATAT